ATAATGAATGTCTATTATAACTCGCTACAACGATTATATGACGCAGGTAAGATAACCACAGCCCAGCTGGACTTGGCGATTACTAAAGGCTGGATTACTACCAAAGAAAAGCAATCTATTATCGGATAAAGGGGAACGGACTATGGATTGGACAACTATTCTTGTCGCAATACTAGCTTTATGTGGCACTGCTATCGGGTCGGTAGCTGGGGTAAAACAGGCTAATAAGGTTGTGGATTTGCGGATTAATAACCTCGAAAAGAAGATGGACAAGCATAATTGTCTGATCGAGAGAATGACCACTGCGGAAAGAGATATTAAAAGTATCTGCCACAGGATTGGTGACTTGGAGGATGTTCTCCCGCGGCAAATAAAGGAGGCTAAATAATGGAATATTTTGATTTGACGGAACTTATTATCTTTGGCATCGGTGTACTGATGGCTATCATCACTAGATATGTTGTGCCGTGGCTGAAAAACAAGGTTGTGCAGATTGGCAATGAGGATTTAGACTTCTGGCTGGATTACTTTGTGAGAGCCGCCGAAGAACAATACAAGAAAATCAGCGGTTCGGGCAGTCTTAAATTCGCCTATGTTAAGGACAAGCTACTGGCACAAGGCTTTACTTATGACGATGACATTATTTCAGCCTTGATTGATGGCAAGGTTAGAGAGTTGTTTAACTGGGATGACTACGATGTAAAAGTCGGTGGTACGGAATGAACGGCACAGATAAAATCCTACTCATCTTAGGCATTTTCATGCTATTATTTGTGGTTGCCGTCCTCTGGCTATTTCACGAGCAAGGGAATGAGCCATCTACTTTGATTGCCGTGGTCGGTGGGGCTGTTATTGCCGAGATTATCGCTCTTTGCAAACTGAAATCTGGGAAAAGGCGGCTAAATATGGACAAGAAAGAAGAATGACAAAAGGCCAGCTAGACCCCTACGCGTGAGAGCTAATTTAAGCCCTTCTGAGCGACTTAAATTGAGGGGGTAAGGGTTTTATACCTGCGAAAAGGAGGTAAAAATGGGGCAACGAGAAGATATTATTAAAATTGCTCAAAAAGAGATCGGATATAAGGAAGGGCGCAACAACGATACGAAATTTGGCAAATGGTACGGCATGAATAACAATCCGTGGTGCGCTATGTTCGTGAGTTGGTGTGCTAAGCAAGCTAATATTTCGCAAGACATTATTCCTAAGATGGCCTATGTTCCGTACATGGTTTCATTTTATAAAAACCTAAAACAGTATCAGCCTAAAGGTTATCGTCCACAATCGGGCGATATTGTTTTCTTCGGTTCTTCAAGTCATGTCGGTTTAGTGGAGGCTTGCGATGGTACTTCGATTACAACGATTGAGGGCAATACTTCCAAGAGCGGAAATTCCTCTAATGGTGATGGCGTGTACCGAAGGACAAGGACGATTTATGACAGTTGGATAATGGGGTACGGAGTTCCCAAATACAAGGAGGAAGAAGTGGAGATTAAAACGGTTAAAGTCAAAAGCCTCGACAGCGGCAATTTTATTGAGGTGCAAGCGGTCAATGTCGAGGGTAATAATTACATTAAATTAAGGGATATTGAAAAGCTGGTGCCGGTAGAAATCGGCTGGGATGGCAACTCTCCAACCATGAATTTGAAATACAAATAAGCAGCGCCAAGGGTGGGCCTGAACGGTTGCTTTGCCGTGAGGCATTAGAGGCGGGGGCGCTGCCGTATAAGTTAATACTCTTGCGAGGTTTCTTCATTTTCCTCGCAGGCCTCCTTTTTCTCCCCTCGGCTTCGGCTGGGGGGAGTTTTTTTATTGGGTTTCTGTACCCACTTTTGTACCCACTTTTAAAGCAAATATGTGCAGGGGAATGCTTTTTAAGCAAAACCTCCTGCACATATGGCCTGTAAAATGCATATACGTGGTATGCCCGATTGGAATCGAACCAATCAATAAATATAAACATAGCACCAGCTAAACGCTTATATTTTTCTGTTTATTGCCTTTGCCTGTACCCAATTTGTACCCACTTGTTTCTATATCGCAATTTACCAATGGGGCAAATATTGAATTCAAGACGGTGGCGGCGCGTTGCAAATCAGTTTCCGTTTCATGCCCATATATGCCGAAGGTGTCTGTTTCCTTGGTGTGGCCAACGATCATTTTTAATAGCTCCGGGGAAAGATCAAGTTTATTAAGCGATATAAATGAGTGCCTTAATTCGTGTATGGTGCAAGCAATATTGTTTTGCCGCCGAAAAGGGAGCCAGTGCCGATAAATTCTGTCTGGCAGCGACATTTGCCCGCGCTCGTTGGGGAAAAGCCAAGGAGATACTATGCCTTTTTGTTTTAACATATTTTTTTGCGCTTTGATTGCTAATAAAGCATCATCGCAAAGCGGGATTCTGCGGATCGCGTTTTTGCTTTTTCCGTGAGTGTTAATGTTGCCGTATTGATCGACCACCTGATGCAAGGATAAAATATTACCGGCAATGTCTGTTTTGCTTTTAATGCCGCATAATTCGCCAACTCGAAGCCCGGTCAAAAATATCAATCTCCATGCGTGGATATAATGACAGGGCTTTTCTTTGCCGTTATGCATAATAAAGTCTTTATTAAATAACGTGACAATATCATCATTCCCGAGGATTTTCTTTTCTCCTGCTGGGGCGTCAGCTGGGATTTCTAAGTCGAAAGGCTGGTTGATTTGTATTGCCCGCTTGCGGCAGTAGGCGCAAAAGGTGGTTATCGCTCCGCGAATGTCTTTTAGGGTTTTATGTGCTTTGCCTTTGTCGTAGGCATCAAGAATGCAATCCTGCCAATCCTGCGGAGTTATATTCTCGACTTTCTTATGCTTTAATGCCGGCAATAGATAAATTCTCCCCGCCCACGATAATTGATTAATATAGCTTTGTGATCGTTTAAGCCGGGTTTTTTCAGCGATAAATTCTTCCCAAACGGTGCCAAAGCGTAAGCCCTCTTTCAATGCACCGCTAGCCAGCCATTTATCCGCAGCGCGTTCAGCCTCTACCTTCCCTTTGGTTCCCTCTTTATAGGATATAAAAGTTTTCCGCAGTCCATCACGCTGGACTTTGATTTGCCAGCGTTGCCGGGATTCCATCCAAGCAGCTTCATTTGATCGTGTTGGCATGGCTACTCTCCCATGTTTAAAACGCTTTCAGCGATAAGGTTGTCAAATTTTCGAACATCAATATCCCTTTTGAGATTTATTTTCATATGTCCTGCTTTTGTCCACAACTCAACTTCGGCATTCAAATCCAATGTCCCGGCATTTTCGGTCGACCACATATTTATTGACCTATATGGGAGCGAGTAAATTTCAATTTTCTTGCCGCTTATTCCCTGGGCATCACGAATGATAATCCGCTTGTCCGTAAAAATTGCCGAATCGCGTACAGTTGCAAAAGCTGCCACCGGTTTTTCGTTTGCAACAAGCATTGATTGTACATCAGCAGGGATGGGGCATTCCCGAAAAAATGTCCAAGATAAAGTGGTAACAGTTTCATTAGCCATGATAATTCCTCCTTAAAATTTTGCTCTTAATTCAACAACTTTTCCTATAATCTTAACCGGCAGCTTTTTAACCTCCGCGGGACTAAAAAGCATCGGGTCATAGGCTGGATTCGTGGCGACCAACATCAAACTATTATCGACTTTTTTTATGCGCTTGACGGTGGCATCGCAATTATTGATCATAACCACGGCAACATCGCCAGTGTCGCAATCGTCCTGTTTTCGGACAATTACAACATCACCCTCGCTGATTTTGGGTTCCATGCTTTGACCTTGAATCCGCAAGCCAAAGAAGTCACCAGTTGCAGCCATCTCTTGGCTTATTTCTTCGTAATCGATAATTTCTCCTATTGCTTCAATCGGCACACCTGCGGCAACGCGGCCAAGGACGGGAATTCTCACGCCTTTAGGCTTAGTGGCGATAGTGTAGTGTTCGTCCATGGGAACATCTGCGCCCATAAGCCAAGGAATGTTTACTCGCAGCGCCTTGGCAATCTTTTCAAGATTACGCTGCGCTGCTTGGTATTTCCCGTTTCTGTATTGTGATATAGCACCATCGCCGATTCCGGTTATCGCCGACAAGTCGGCAGGTGATATATCCCGCAATTCTAAGGCAGTATTTAGCCTATCTTTAAAACTAGCCATGTCTTACTCCCTCCTTAGTGGTATTATATACTACAAACTTTAATTTATCAAGGTTATGACAAAAATAATCCTAAGAAAGCTAAGAAAATTTTCCGACAATGCTTGACATTAGAAAACTAAGGTATTATACTAAGAACAAGGAGGTGAATTTTGGTGGAAAATGGCGCTACTAAATATGTTTATGATTATTCTAAGCTACTTGGTCGAATTAAAGAAAAGGGACATACAATTGAATCGCTTTCGCGCATTGTCGGTATTACTAGCTGGGCATTAAGCAGAAAACTGCATAACATGAATGACTTTAAGCAGCGGGAGATTTTACTTATTTGCTTTGAGCTTGACATTCGTCTTTCCGATTTAGAAGATTACTTTTTTTATAAAGCAGCCTAAATGCTTTTGCGGATAAGACGATTTTTTATGCCCTAAAACCTTAGAAATATAAGGAAATGGGGGCTGGAAGAAAGGAGGCCGCATCATGAAACAACTCATTCCAATGGATTCCTACGGGGTATTTGCTGATACGCACGACACCATCAGGGCCAACAGTTTAATCGTGGCTGAGATGTTTGGGAAGCAGCATAAAAACGTACTGGCGGACATTGAGAAACTGGATTGCTCGGAGGACTTTAATCGGCTTAATTTTCAGCCGATTGCCTACACCGATGACCGCAACAGAAAGCAGAAAGCCTATGCCATGACCCGCGATGGTTTCGTATTTTTGGCTATGGGGTATCGCGGCAAAAAGGCCGCACAGTTCAAGGAAGCCTATATTAAGCGATTCAACGCGATGGAAAAGCAGATTGCTGACCTTGTTTCCGCTAGGGTGCAATTTCCTAGACTTACCGCTCAGATCGCCTTACTACATGAAAACCCCCGCCCGTACCATTTCAGCAATGAATGCGATATGCTCAACCGCCTAGTTATCGGCATGAACGCAAAGCAATTCCGGGAACAACACAGCCTCGGAAAGTGCGATTCGATTCGCCCATATCTTACGGCTGCGCAAATAGCGTTACTCGACGAGCTTCAAATAGTTGATATCGGTCTACTGGTGGCCATGCCCGATTACAACCAGCGGCGCAGACAATTGGAATGGTACTTGGCAAAGAAAACTGGCCGCATTCTATCGGCATAAAAAAGGAGGCAGCCATGAATGAGATGATTGAAGATTATTTAATTATGCTTGCTGGTGCGTTTTCCGGCTACGCAGCTTTCACGCTATTGTTTGAAATTATAAAGAGAGGTAAGAAAAAAGAACAAATATGCAACTGTAAAAAAGCTAAAAAAGATAGCAATATAGCAGAGTAACATCGCCCAAATACTGCCCATAAAAAATGAGTGGAACGATAATAATAAGATTCCTGCGGCTAATTCAAAAAGAAAAATACATCTAAGACAAAACAATATATTTTTCTTTCCCGCGGCACCTGCTTTTAACTGTTTATATCCCCATTTTGCAAATGAAAGAATTATTAACGCAACTAAGTTTACGGCAAGTCCTATTAGTATTTCCCGCATTACTGCATACCTCCTTTTGCTTGATTATAGCATCTGGGAGAAGCGATTGAAAGAAAGGAGGCAGCCATGAAAAAGTATCACTATCTGCGCCAGCGTTTAGCTGAATACGGCATTGACACTACTTATCTAGCCGAGCAGTTAAGCCGTAGCCATAGCTATACCACTAAGTGCTTATGCGGCGCCATCTCATGGAATCTGGATGAAGTTTACCAGATCATGGAAATCATCAATGAGCCTCACTCTAGGCTGCATATAGTTTTTCCAAAAGGCGGGGTAGCGGTGAACCCGAGTAAAGCTTTGGCTGATGTTAGTATGGCAGACTTCTTGGCGGCGCTGATTAAGGGGGCATGACAATGGCTAGATGCATCGGCTGCGGCCGGCGATGGATAACCAGCGCAAAAACTATAATCCCAAAATCGGGCTACATCTGCCCACATTGCGAAAGCAGATTAAGGGCAGGGGAGCCGCTGAAACATAGAAAGGAGAGGAAACTCGATGACAACTGCTACCGTACCGCGTTCTGAGGTCAAAAACTGGACAAGTCGTAATCACCTTAGTCGTAAAGCGTGGTATAACAGGGAGCCTAAGACTTGGTGCGCTTGGTTTATCCGGCCATTGCAAAAACTAAGGGTAAAATGGCTGGAAACTTTAGTCGGAACCGTGGTATTTGCCGCTGTTGGAGTGATTACATACGCCATGACAATCCAATGGCTTTAGGAGGTGAGGACATGGAAATGGACGATGAATTGAAAGAACTGGGGTTTGCTGTTGAAACAATATCGGCCGCACATGAAGAACTAATCAACGCATCTAAAGCGACATATCAGATTTTCCGGGGCTTCGTGGATGCCGGTTTTAGCGAAAGCCAAGCCTTATGGCTTATAAAATCTTTACTTGTAAAGGAGTGAGAAAATGAACGCCAGCATTTGCCCGATATGCGGCAAGACAAGTTATTCAGCGGCGCAGGTGAAAGATTTATTTGACAAGCGCTGTCCGTACTGCGGGGCACCGCTACCGGAAGAACAGGAGGTAGAGCATGAGTAGGCTGAAAGAAATTCGGCAAATGGCGGGATTAAGCCAAGAAGAAATGCGCGGGAGTCTGGCCTACTACGGCCACCGCATGGACGCTAGTTTATATTCTCGAATTGAGAATGACGCTTGCCTACCGACACCGTCATGCGCTGAGAAGATTTGCCAAAGACTGGGAATGACAATCACCGATATTTACGATCCAGAAGAACTAGACTTCGGCCTTAAAACTACAAATCAAGATACAGCTAATTTAAGGCCATTTGTGGCGATTAAATCTATATCTGGTGTAGTTGAGCGCAAAGTGCAGTTCCGGTTACTTTCAAGTCACTTTGAAGTGCTTACAAGCGAAACGCTGATGGCGTGTGGATATAAGACTAAGACGGAGTGGTTTTATGAGTGCGTCCGGCAGCTCCGCGACAAGTACCAAGAAATACAAAAAACCGCCCCGGTTGATGAAGCAACCGAAGGCGGCAAGGTTGAACAGGGCATAGCATAGCGTCCGTTCGGCCTCATGATAACACATTAACAGGAGG